TTTATTTTCTCCTTTTTTTAGTACTGCCGCTACCATCATGTCGTACGCCTTATCTCTATCAGCGGTATTATCGAAGTACATTACCTTGGTTTCGGAATAATTCTTCATAGTTACAATAATATTATCAGCACTAGAAGAACTGAAAGCAATAATTTGACTCATATCTACCACGTGGCGGCCAGGAAGCACCAGCCACACAATCAAAACAAGAAAAGATAGAAATTGTTTCATAAATCCTCCTACTTTATATTTGCTACCTATTTCTTTAGACAACCGAAGTATACATTAGTTTCGGTCTAAAAGCAAGTTCTAAAACTTCTAAACCTTACGGTCTGTATCCCCCACCTAAAGGAAGGGGATTTATACCGTTAAGTCGGTTAAATCCTCTTTTCTGCCACCGGCATTAACTTTTTAGCTTCTGGATGTTCCATATAAAATCGTTTCATACCAGCGGAACACTTAAGTAATGTCTCCGTTGACGGATGTTTACCTGTTTTAACTTTTGATAAAACCATCCTTTGTTCCTCTGACATCTTCTTTCCTTTGTTCCACGGAATTCTTGCCATAGTATAACCTCCTTAAAGTATTATACTATTTATATCCTGTTACCCATCAGTGTTGCTACACCGTTAAAGTTGGTAAAAAGGAGAGGGGGAAGGACGGCATAAACATGAAAATAGGGATGGTATTGCTACCATCCCTATTTATCATTTAATGATTTGTTTGATAGTCTAGCAAAAACTAAAAGCTAGAAAACCCTATAAATCATTACCCGTTGCAAGTAAGGCGGGCAATTCCCTTTGGATTAAAAACGGCTGCTCCAAGGATCTCTATAAAGAGCCAGCCAAATAAACCCTGCCAAGGGAGATCTGCGGGAATCACTTCTATGTCCTGGTATACCGGCATGACTCCGAGATAATCCGGATCCGTCACGCAATAAATATTGTTCTTCGGTATCTTTTTAGTAACATAGATATTCAGACCGTGCAGCTTAGCAAGCAACCCGGTATCAACTAACTGTTTCTGTGTGATCAGGTCTACTTCTGTGTTACCCCACATCGCAATATCATTAAAACGATATATTGACATAAAGTACGAAGTAGTAAACAAGTCCCACTTTTCAACTTCCCTTTTCAGTTTAATCATATCCGACCTCTTAACATACCCGTTGTCAACAACGTCGGCTGTCAGAGTCGTACTATTAACCTGCTGAGAAGCGGTGTCTAACAGATTGATCAGTGCAGCATCTTCGGCTTCCTGCATAAACTGCCTTGTCCTGACCTGGATACGGTCTATGATGTTAAACCTTTTTGTCTTAACATCCATCAACTTAATGGTAGGGTGCGCAGCTATCTGGAAGATAGGCACGAATACACGGTCTGTTTCAATCTTTGTCTGAGCAGCGGCTGACTGCGAAGCTATAACGCCAGCCTGGATATTCTCTGTATCCCTATCGTAGACCGGGATAGAGCCTGGAGCGAGCGGATCGACTTTAAAAGCTCTACGCATAACTCCTTTATACTCTAAGAAGGTCTTCAAAGGGCTAGCCATGGCCTGTCCAAGCAATGTCCTGGCTTGTCCATTAGCATCTGCGAACCTAGAAATGAGCTGTTCCTGTTGGTCCTGTGGTATCAGGTCCGACAACGTCTGCTCATAAGACGGTTTTTCAGCGGCGTACCTTGCAATACCTTTCGCAGCATCTTGCCAATTGTAGGCATTAACTTCGCCTTGTTTATTGAATGTCGCTGCTGGTACTGCTGCATTCTGCGGAATCAAAAGTTCCATATATATGTACGCCTCCCTTACATCGCGCCAGAATACATTATTTGCAATGTAGTCGGGTTTGGGGTTGCCTGGCCGGATACTATTACTTGGTCCGCATTTAAAGAAGCCTGCGGAGCTTTTGTAACAATACCAACCGGGGTCCTAACTGGAGATCCACCAGCAAAAGTTGTGGTGAATACTGCCTGTGATCCGTCCGTTGTAAGGATACCACCGTCAAGGACGTACACAAAAGCACCTGGAACGTAACTTACGAGCGGATCATATTGATCTGTCTCGTAAAGGGCTCCGAGGTAATACACTGAGCAAAGACCGTTGGTATTAGCAACTGTCGTACCAAGTGTTGAATCATTACCGTACATATCCACAACGTTCGTGGCACCGAGATAAGGATTCGGTACTATCGATGTGTATGTAGCAGTAATCTGGAAATTGTACAGACCTGAAGGTGTCAGACCATGGCTTGAAGCCAGTGTGATCGTGATAACACCCGATGTCGAAACTGCATAAGATATTTTCGACGCAGTCGTATACGATGTCCAAGTTGTAGAACCTGGCGCCTGGTAGGACAGTAACCAAGACGAACCAGTAGTGCCTGCAGCTATCCCGAAATACGTAGAAGCGATAGTAGCAGGTAAAGTAAGACCCGTCGAATACGTAAACGCAGCTGTTGCACCAGTTGTAATTGAAACGCCGGACACTATATACACCTGGTTAACCTGCTTTATGTAATTCGAGGTATTTCTTTGATCATCGACAAGGCCTGCTATTGCTTGCGCATTAGCAAGTACCGGTGTAATTGCGCCGGTATTGTCGAAGAATCCACATATGCCACGTTGGAACGTGACTCCAGCAGCCATCGGAAATGTCATCGGACTGCCTGTGGACCCAACAATGTTAAATTTTCCCATCGTTGTTCTTCCTCCTATAAAATGCAATACAGCTACTGTAACCTTTGAGGCACTCTCAACTTACTTTCTTGTCTTCTAGGTAGGTTAGTTATCTGACCCCTCTTTTTGGGTACGTTAGGTACCAGTGGGTGTAACCAAAGTTCCTATGAACTTAAAAGTAAGTTTACCATAACCAATAAGGTTATTGTAACTTATTTTTATTACCTAATCTTAAGTTCTGATTCTTGTGTCGGATGTATTGAATTAACTTCTACTCCTGCAGGACTCTCAAGTTTGCCTGAAGAAAGTATAGGATCAAGAGCTCCAGTAGCAAGTACATCCTGTGTCGCAGCAATTATCTTCCTAAGTTGTAACCTAGAAATCTTCTCGCCTGGTTTTACGCCAAGGTCTGTTGTAGAGAACTTACAAACTGGCACTCCGTCAACATATGACCTTGCAACATTAACCTGATTCTTCACAGAGTCAAATTCTGGTGACTCAAGTGCTTCAGCTGTTATCCTTCCCGCTTCTAACTTTGTAGAAGGTTCAAGTCCTTCCAGTGTATCTATCGTTGCATTGAAATTTTTCTCATCCATTCCCATAAACCTGCTGAACTGTTCGTCAACGGCTTCTTTGGATTTCTTTATCAACCCTTTGTCTTTCATTGACAGAGCAGCCTCAAGAGCATATTTGGTCTTTGTAATTAAAGAAGCTTCCTTACTCTGTTGTGCATCAACCTGCTCCTGTGTAAGACCTTCTACTTTCTTATACTGTGCAGCATACTCAGGTGATGTAATGTTCGAGATATACTTAAACTCATTGGAAGCTGTATACTCTGGTTTCGGTACCGCTGGTTCTTTACCTTCCGCAGCAAGTTTAAGATTCTGTGTCACTGAAGCAAGTTTACCAGTAGCTTTCTTATCAGCAACTGACTTCATAGAGTTCCTTACATCAAACTCTGTATGGAACTGTTTCATCTGCTCATCTTTCGGAGCTGGATTGGCGTCATTAAAGTCCTTCTCTATGTTCCATTCTGGTGTTACATGATAGTCTTCAGCTTTCTTATTGCCTTCCTCAGCAGTCTTAACCTGTTTCTTATTTGAAGCAGCAAGTTGAAGTTCTGGTTTTGGTGCTGTCATCCCAAGGTTCTCAGCTCCAGCTGCCATATTACCTTCCTCAGCTGTCATAGCTCCCTCTTCTCCAAGTTCGCCAACTTCTCCCTCTTCTGATTGTTTCAGTTTCATAAGGATAGCTTTGGCACCTTCAACATCACCAGTCTCCAGAAGTTCAAGAACCTGATCTATCTGTTCAAGATCTCCAGCTTCCTCTTCTATCTCAGTATCTATAACCTCTCCACCATTGATTTTTTCCTTCATTCCGTTAAGATCCTCTTCCGCTTTCTTAATCAGATTGTGGAGGTCAGCATTTTTGAATTTCTGCGCATCTTCTTTAATATCTCCGAGTGCTCCGGCCAGTGTATAGAACTTTACACGGGAACTAGCATTCTTGAGTATCGTTTCAAGGTTGGCTTCCTTCTCTTCTTTCTTGTCCTCTGCTTTATCCTCGTCTTTCTTATCCTCTTTCTTACCTGCTTTACCTTCCTGATATTTCTTAAGTCCTTCAGGCATCTCTCCAGCGGTTTTTGTCTGCGCTGCATAAGCCTGAGCAACTTTCTTATTTCCTACCATTGACTGAGCTGTAGCAACTACACCGTTCTCAGCAATACTCTCTTCTATAAGTTTACCATAGTTCGGAGAAAGCAGTTCGTTAACAACGTTTTCCGGAACTTTGGAGGTATCAACTCCGTCATCTTTACCAAGTAGATCATTGAGTGATGCAGCAAACACAACATCATTTGTATCCTTGGCAACTACTATCCACTGTGAGTTAAGTTTATTGTCCATATCCAGAGCAAGTTTAACTGACGCTTTGGAACTGGCCCTCACAACTGATTCATTCTTCATTGTCTCGTCTTCTTTCCTCTGTTGTTCCCCAACTGCGTTATTCTCTTTCATCTTGGCGAGTTCCTTATTTATAACCCCAAGATCCCATTTGTTTGAATCTACTGAATCGCCTGTTCCGAGCATCCAACTCTTTTTAACCTGATCCCCTGCCATAGTATTTCCTCCTATTTTTGTTTTTTGAGTATCCGAAGCACGGTTATACTCTTCTCTTTTATTTCCATCTTCCCTTGAGTCTGTTTCTCCGCCTTTAATGCCTTCCTTAATGTAAGTTTGATCCTTCTGAGCATTGCCTGAGTCAAATTTACTGTACTCTACCTTGTCACCCGTACCTTGGTACCATCCCATCTTTTGTAATTGTTCCTTCTGCCAATTGACATAGTTAGGAACTAATTGGGAAGCATGAGCTAACCTCTTTTTTGTCTTCTCGTCCATCGAAGAACCTCCTTGGTTCTGGGTATTATCACTAGCGGTTTTTATACCGAAGTCTATTTCCAAAGGTTGGAGTGCAAACATCAGTAATGATTTTTCCATATCTGATTGTGCAAACTGGGCAACTTTGATTCTAGCGTGGTCAAATGAAATTACTTTCTTCTTTACGTTGTCAACAAGTACGGAGGCAAACTCTTTGAGTTCTGCTTCCCTCTTTGCAACGGTTGCTTGCTTAATAGTAGCATCTTGGGTACCTGTTTCCATTGCAGTTATCAGTTTCTTAAGTTGATCCTCAATGGTCATCTGTTATTCCTCCACGGGAGTTTGACATTGTGGACAAACTTTATCAGTACTAGTCAGTAAATGACCGCATTTCTTGCAAAATACTTTAACGGTTGTTACACCGTCTTTAACCATTGTGAGTGATTCGATTGGACTGTCAGCAGTTTTAGTAAACATTTAGTATCCTCCCATATTTGGGCGTCTTACTTTGTCTTGGTACTTTAAAAGCCTTTCTAACAGTTTCTTTAACGGACTTTGCATCTTTGCAAACTCTGCATAAGGTACATTGTCTTTCTTGTACTTATCTGTCATATTCTTTGCTTCACCGTTAAAGTTGTACGGATCGTGTTCTGTCTGAATTCCCTGGTTCATATATCCGCTACTACCGTGTCCGCTCTCTTGTCCCTGACCGAGATTGTCATTGCTTCCCATTTCTGCAATCTTTCGAAATTCGTAAATGGACAACATACTAACCTCCCGGTGGCGAGATGCCTTCCTTAATTATATATAGGTGGAGGAGTCAGTGGTAGGTGTGAACATGAAAAACGCCGTAGTAGCTACACACTATCTACGGCGTCTGGGGTAACTGTCCGTTGTTTTGAGGAACAAAGGACTTTGAAAACCAGAGAGTGCAAGACTCAGAGGTTCTAATTCGAGAATCTAACTTCAGTACTTAATGCGTTACTTAGGTATTGATGCTGGTTGGTAGGAACGCCTTGTAGCGTCCACAAGATAGTGAAAAGTATACTCTCCACTGTGATGAGGGTTAACACCAAACAGGTGAAACTTGTTACCGGGTAAGCGTTTAACAACTAATCTGCCGAACAGATCATCTGTAACTGTAGTACCATTAACAAAGATAGTCTTCCCATTAGCATTGAGAGAATCATACTGATGAAAGTGACCAATACACATAATGTCCCAAGCGTTCTTGTATATGCTGGTTAACGCTGCTGCATCTCTAACAAGACCGTAATAAGGAACACTGAGAACTGACTTAGTCTCTTCTCCGTGAGAAAGAAGAAAAGTGGTACCTGTGATGTTAACCATCATAGTATAGTCTTCATTCTCTGCAATATGTATCTCAAAGTTACCTGCATCTTGGTATTTGGCAAAACGCTCTCTCATCATAGCATAAAGAAACATATCCCAGTTTACCTTCTCATGTTCTTCAAAGGCTACCCTACCATGATTACCCTTCACACAAAAGAACTTGACTTTCTTGAAGTAGGGAAGCATGCCCAAAGCAAGTTCTTCGAATGCAGTCACACCAATCATAATCTGATCGTATACGTTCTTATCTGCATGTGCCTGCTGATTACGATATATTCTTGATCCGTCAACAAGATCTCCTAAAAGGAATATGTTAAGTACGTCTACTTTGTAGGCCTTTTTCTCCAGAAGAAGAATTTCAAGGGTATTCTTCGTTATGTTCTCGAGACGTTCTTTGAAGACGGATATATTATATGAAGGGGTCAACTTACCTGCGTGCGTGTCTGATATAAGAAGTACTGCTTCTTGTTCAAGTGGTTTCTTACGAAAACGAGGTTTTGGAAGGGTGATAGCAGTGCGCGGGTTAACATAATCAAGAACAGGCATGGTAGGAAGTAACTTTTCAACTACCTGTTCAGCCAAGGTTTGTTGCCTAAACTTCTCCTTGCTCAGAAATTCTGTTATAGCTGCGTACACCTCAGAATTCACCTTCTTGAACTCATCTAAGTGTTCTATAACATACTTAGTATCCTTCTCCTTCCACCCTAATACACCTGAAATTTTACTAGGGGTCATACCTTGTTCTAATAGAAGCAACAGGGTCTTTAAATCTCTATCATTTGGTTTTACACTCATGAGCATCTGCCTCCTTAATAAACTGGTAGTTAGAAAATATGGAACGAACGTTTGCGGGGGTAGTATTAAAGATAAATGCTATCTCTTTAAATGACATACCTGCCTCCTGTAAACGTTTTATTTGTGGAAAGTCAGTAACAGATACTTTACGAGTTGATGTGGAAAGTCCAGCATCTCGAAGTATTATACGTATTGTGTGTTCATGACATTTCTCAAGTACAGCAATATCCTGTTTAGAATACCCTGTATGGAATAGAGCAAGAACTCTTTCTTTTCGTTTCTGTGCAGCTAATAGTGCTACATTAGTTACAGAACCTTTGACATGGCGCTGTAATATATAATAGGCCTCTGTATCACTAATATGGAAGTGCTCAGCTACTTTATGAACTGATAGTGTAGGATTGTTCTCCTTTAAAGATATGATCTCACTCTCCTTAGTTTGCCTATCATAATGTTGTTTTAACGTTCTGTATTCCCTGAGGGCTTTCACACCTCTTCGACCATATTTCTTACAAAGGGATGCGAAGGACAGTTTATGTTTTCGTACATCTTCTGCTACTTTGACGGCAAACTTAACAGTAATTTTTACCTTTCCTGCTTTGGCTGCTAAAAAGTGACTTAGAGTGAGGCGGTCAACATGAAATTTTACCTCTATGTCCCGAAAGGACAGTCCATCAGCTAAGGCAAGAATAGCTTTGTCAAGTTTCTTTACGTTCACCAGAGACCCTTTCCGTTAATATACAAATATTAACTGAACAGATATTGGGGCATTATTAGTATTTGCATTCATATGTACTATATTCAACTGTGCTGATTTACCAGAAACAATACAAAGATCGTCAACTTGGAATCCTGTAGTCGGATCGTTTGTAATCTTAAAACTAGTTGGGTCTCTTGTTATAACCTGATTCCAACAAAATATTGAACCTGTAGTCAGAATCATAACGAACCTAACTCCCGTAGGAATAGTAATACCTGCAGTAGTAAGTTGAGTCAGAGTACCATTAGTAAATAGGTTTACTGAGGTGTTGTCTGTCCAATCTGTTGTTAGTGCAGAAGTTACTGTGAATAGATTAGTACCTCTGTTCGTATACGCATCATTTAAAAGATTCACCGGTTGGTCAATGATTGGTGAAAAAGCTGTGTCATCTGTAAAGAAAAACCTGCCGTCCATTTTTAAAATTCCCATAACATACCTCCGTATGTAAGTATTATACTATCAACCATCAACCATTTTAAATGGCTGGTCCCGCAAAGGTCGGTTCTGTTGCTGCTGCTCCTGCACCTTCCATTCCTCCAGCTATTGGTGGTGCACCGCCGGGTGCTTCTCCTTCGCCCATTGGAGGCATTCCTGGAAGAGCTCCTCCACCCATTGGTAGCATTCCTCCCATAGCTCCTCCACCGAGTACTCCTGCTCCTGCTGGATTATCTTTAAACGCTTTCATATGTTGTCTCTTAATGTAATCTGCCTGTTTCTCTTCAATTATCTGTTCCTGTTCGTCATCTGGGTTAAGTCCAATCTCTAACAAAAGTGTTCTGTCGGAAACAAGTTTGTTCTGCGCCTGGTTAAGTTGCATAACTAGGTTCTTCCAGTTATCATCCTTGTTGAAATCTATTCTGTTCCACTTTACAAGAGGTACTTGATACCTACCTTGATTGTCCTTGAAACCATGCATAATGGAAACAGGTAGGAACACTTTATTGATAAGCCATTTCTCAATAACACTTCTGAACCACACATACCTTCTCTGAAGTATCTCATATGCAACTACAGCGTTAGCATATGTGGGACCTTCTGATGTAGTGATCGCCTTAGAAACAAATAACCCTGTTAAAACGTTATTCTCAATTATTTCTAAGTATCTGCTAACATCAACTATTTGTCCCGTTGCCCCTACATATTGCACATCAAATGCATCGTGGGTCACTATAGAGAAGTTAGGATCGTTCTGTGCCTCTTCAATAATACCCTGCCAATATTGTAACTCATCTGGTGTTGGGAAGTATTCTTTCTCGTGAGACCCAACTTTGAATATCTTTAATGGAGTTATATGGTTCTGGGCTATAACAAACAACACTTCACGTAAACTATCCCTTAACATTAGTTCCTTCCATACACGTTGTATAATGGATGTACCACGCACGTCATGAGGAACCGATTTTCTAACTACGTGTGATACGCTTCTTGGGTTAAGTGGTATGTTTTCTCCACGTAGTACATAAGAAAGTATCTCGTATGGTATCTGTTCCCTAATCATCATATCTCTTGGGTGAGTCGAAGTAGCAATACGTTTTAATTCTGCATCAGGAATCATAGAAATAACGGGTTTCGGAGCAAGTATATATCTACTTACTTCCATGTAGTCTGGATTGTAAACCATTCCGCCTGACCACATACCATCTTGTTTATCCCAATTAAGTACAGGGAAGGCTTCACCGTATATCCAATAATCCTGTCCTACTCCAAGTACTAACTCATGTAAATTCATTTTGTCAGCCATATGATTAAATAGTTGTTCAACTTCCCTATTCTTGGAAACAATTTCAAAACCGCCAAGTGGGTAGTAAGTATGAAGGTCAATAGCGTTACCAACCCAATAGTCTGTTTCATAGTAGTGACGGTTGTAAGCATTCATAGTTTTTCTATCTTTTGGTAACATCAAGTTTGATTCTTGGTAGAGAGGGGAAATTGGTTTCATGGTCATCCTTGTTACAGGACCACCAGTACCTGACATGCCTGCCCCGCCTGTATAAGGTCCGCCCATTCCGTAAATACCTGCACTCTTTCGAATTGAACTAGTCTTTACCAGTCCTGCAGGAACATTAGGAGGAGACATAATACCTGCTACCCTGTTGTTCCGATCTCCATAACTTTGATTGATATACATGTTGTACTCCTTTCGAGTAGTATACTAGTAACCCATTAAATTCCTATTTTTTGGTATTAAAGCATTACGCATTTGCTGTGTGTTCTGATTGTTTACCATACCGTTTGGACCAAAAAGTATCGGAAGAGGTGCCCTGTTCGGTGTGTTAAAATTTAATCCAGATGACATCCCCATATTCTTATCAGCGTGTAAAGCCGCAAGTCTAAGGTAGTTAACGCTGTGAACAGCATCTGTACGCATCCCTACACCCTTTACTTTAGTGAAATGTTTAAATACTTGACCGTTCTGTTCCACTATTTCTATTTCATGGTTAAGAAAGTGTCCTATTACCCATTCAGTATCGAGATTCCTTGGAATAATAGTCTTACCATACATTAAGGATGAATACAACTCTTCCAATGAGTAATCCCTGTTTACAAGTATTGTTTCTTCACTATGCATCTTTGTCATAATAGTTGAACTTCCCTGCAGGTACTTACAAAATAGAATACGAGGACCAAACTTCTTACGAAGTTCTGTATTCTTTATTTTACCGTAACCTCTATCAGCTATTGCAAGGAACACGTGATACTTTTGCATTAGTTCAGCTATTTGGTCCACCTGTTTAAGTTCATCAGGGTCATCTATTATCTCTATCTTATTAACATACAACTTGCCGTGATTGTCCCAAAACCCAATAGTTACAACAGTAAAGGCTTGTTCCTTATCATCAGTTACACTAGACCAACCTCCCCAGTCAATACCCATATACACTTTTGTTGTGACGGGAATAAACTCTGCATAAGGCATACCTGCTACAAAACCATTACAAAGAGTCTCTAAAGTTGGTCTCTGTCTTATACCGCTATAGAACTCACCTAATATTTCGTTCTTGAGGTATCTAGTTACATCTGCATGTTGTTGTGCCTTAATCTCGAGTTTGTTTTCAATATTCTCTTTAGTAATATAGGGCACGTACAACTGAGATAAGTGAAACCCAATCAAGGGAGCTTTTTTATCCCCAAGAGCAATCCATTTTCCTTTTGGAATAAGGTTTCTTTTATCGTCAACTGTAGCGCAGGAAGGACATTGTATTTTATGTCCTCCAATTAACATGTCATATGCAAGAACGAACCAGTGTTTACAAACAGCACATTGTACATGGTAGTACTGTTGATTGGATGCTTTCCACATCAACTCATAGTGAGTATCTGTATACTTGGGGGTGCCTAGACTTATGTTGATTTTATGTTCCGAATGGGTTATTACTTCATCAACAACACTTTCGGATGCTTCATCCAAATCCTGATACTCATCCTTTATAAGCATGTCAGCAGAGATATTACGCATATTGTTGCCTTCGTCTGCTACACCATACAACATAAGTTCTGTCCCATTAGCGAATTGTTTTATGGATTTGTTATAAGCACCGTTGACCCTCTGTTGTAAAATAGTTGGGTTGGACTTGTATTGTAACATGGGAGCCAATTTGGTATCATTAAAACGTATTGATGGGTCAGACGAAGGAAAGGTATAAAGTATGGAGTAAAAGGGTTCGGTTGCTAACTGGTACAGGCACAGATTGACCATAGTTGTACTACATTCTACCTGTCTTCCCTTTACGACGATCATTGGTTTCTGCACTTTAGGGAGAGTAAATACAACAGTATTGTAAATATCGTTCAAAAACTCACGACCTGTGTTCCGTAAAATAAAGGGTTGACCCTTTAAGGTAAAGTTCTTCTCTATGAATGTTATTGGGTCAAGAGTTATGGAAGACATAGTTTATTTTTTCCCATTCTCTTTAATCATATTAAACATATCTACATTTTCTTTTTCATGTGCCATTTTTGTAATTTTTATTATCTGTTCAGCACTTAATACATATTTCTTTGTAAGATATGCAACTGCAGATTCTACTGAGGGAAAGTCATATGCCTGGTCTAAAGCCTCAGTTAACAATCCTCTTGTTTCCCAATCTGAACTATCTGAAAACTTTTTCATTTGTTGCCTCCTATTTTCCATATGACCAAACTCCAGGTTCCGTAGGCGGTGCCTGGTAGTAAAGAAAACGTGGTTTGTATTTCTGTTTCAATACTTCTGTTGGCTTCTCTTTTTTTACTTCTTTCTTGCGAGGACCAAGATCAGTACGTTTATCTGTCCCTGTACCATCGTACTCCATAGGTTGCATTGACTTCTCTGCGTTTCTGGCTCCCCCTATAGTCCTCCATTCTTCATTCTCTATCCCATTTTGATTACGTTCTAAACCAGGTAAGTCTACCTCACCTGTAATAGCCACCTTTGTGGTAGGAGCGTATACGAACTGTTGTTTAATAGCCCCATACGTAGTCTTTCTGCGGTTATTAACATCTTTTTCAAAGTTCTCCACATCCCTAAGATACAGATTGTAGACATAAACCATCAACTTCTTATTGTCTTTCGTTTCTGCATTACGTATAATTCGGATACCGCAGTCTAAGGAAGCACTTTCCACCGCTATCCTATAAATTAACTCATTCATCTCATCTTTTGATAGTGCCTCGATGTTAAATATAAAGGGTTCTACGCTCTCCCTTAACGGTTTGAACTTTTGAACTGTTCCGAGTTTGGCAACATAGTTTCGTACGTCCTGTCTTGTACCATCCCCATTATATGAAACTATAAAATCAGTATCAGTCTCACTGAGTGGTTTATCAAGTAGGTATGTAGCCTTCAAAAGTAATAATCCGTGTCTCGTCATTGTCATAGGTTATCCCTTCTACTGTATGTTTATCTGGAGTCCGTTTGCTCTTCCTGGTAATTGGGCTAAGTCGGAACCAGCATTTTCTACCTGCATAGCTTTAGCACCATCAGTTTTTTCTCCTGCAGTATCTTTTAACCATTGTAGTTCAGGAGATAAACTTTTACGTCTTTTCACTTTTACTCTTTCCTCGTTCATATGACTTTCCGAGTCCTGAGCGTTTAAGTATAGCATGGAGCACCTCCGAACCGTGTTTATTTATGTTTCTTAGTTCTTGCAACTTAGTAGTCAAAAACTTCGGATCCTTCGTGTTAACAACTTGTACAGACATCTTATTACCTCCGTTATTCTGGTACCGTAGTAAGTACACCATTCTGAAGTGTACACCTGTACGTATACCCGTTAACTGAATCAATAATACGAAAACCAGTTGCTGGAAAAGTAAGTGTAACTCCGTTTGCAATTGCC